ATTGGTTGAACAACTTTCTTTGCTTGATATTGGTATCTGCAAAGTCCTTTTCTAAATCTCTACAAACAAAATACTCTGCAATACAGAATTTTAACAAACTTTGAACGATAGTCAAAGCATCCGTTTTTTCTACTTGGCACACTTCAATAAAGCGTACATTTGTCGTCACTTCACCCGTTTTTGCGTTGTTTGTTGTACTCTGTTTTGCCAACAAAATAACATTCGGGCTACATACTAAATCGTTGATTGTAGTATCTTTAACTACATTGATAACTAATTGTTTCATTTTCTTTAAAATTAGATTGTTAATAACTACTTTTTTATTTCTTCGCAAAAGGGTGTATTTTCCCCTTTGACGTTTTTATACGTTTTTTTTGGATTAGCAAAATTTTTCAACTTTGCTAAAAAGAAATTTTGTCAATCGTAAAAACATAGGGACAAAACAGAGCGTATCAGATACAACTCGTATAAGATTATAAACCTTATAACAGTGCTTTGTGTGTGTTCACCTTGTTACGGGTGATTAATTTACTGTTTGTCAAAGAGCGTTTTTCGTATCAGCTTTTTTATTCGCTTTTTTGATACTGTTTTAAGTCCGTTTGTTTGGGTTGTTGTTTCCCGTTGGACTTGCTTAATGATAATATTGATTTTTCTATTTCCAAACTTTTTCCAAAATATTTTTTTTAGGGACGGTCAAAATCCTTTCTAAAATGGATGAGAACACACGCGCACGCGAAGGATTGTTTGTAAATAATTGAATATCAATCATTTAAAAGAAATATTATTTCCCTTAAATTTTTTTTTAATCGTTTTTATCCGAATAATTAAGCGTAATTAAGTGAAACTGATAGTAATTAATTTAAAATCAATTAGTTGAAACTGATGTAATAGGGAAAACAGAAAGAAAATATTTTTTTTGGTTACAAATTGAAAGTTGTGAAGGTGATTAAAGAGTAAAAAGGTTTACTTTGTACAAAAGTAAACCACATAAATAGCTGATAATCAATATATGTAACAATCCGAAATAAGAAAAAAAAGACAAGGGAGGGTATGCCTGCTGGTGCGGATGGCATACGCTTCCAAAGCCCGGATTTTCAAGTTTCGTTTTTGTAAACCGGACAATTATGTATCATGGCACTTACTTTTATTAAGGAAGTATTCAAGAAGAAACATTCACGTCCCAGCTCTAAAAAAGAGGGGTACTACCTTACCTATATTGTATAAGGTGTCCGGTGCTGTATATGTGAGGTTCGGAGCAAACGGGCGGTAATCGGTTTGCTGGCAGTCCGGTCGGCATCCAGGTTCGGTTTTGCCGCTGTATATTCCAGAAAGGATTATTCAGGGGGCTGTTATATATATGTATAGGAAGTGGATATGAGGGGCTGGTCTGTACGGTACATATTCTGACGGTTTTCTTACATTTTCTAATTATGGGGGATTCCCATATTTCAGATACCGGGAAATTGAAACCCGAAAGCGAATCTTTTGTGTGGATTGCTTTCAGGTCAATTGTATGGAATGTGGTTCTACCGGGTGGTTCTCCGGCAGGCTTACTTCGATGTACTTTCTTCATCTTTCCCGTCCGGTTCATCGACTTCGACGGAGGGGACGTAGCCGGTGGCTTGCTTGTAGGTTGGTTCGGGGTGGTTACCGTGGGCGGCTTCGTCATGGGCGGGGGCATCGGAGTGGTTGGTGAAGGGGGGCATGACGAGGTAACGTTCAATCCAGTCTTTGTATTTCCAGGCTGAGGTTTCCCGGAACCAGACTTCATAATCCACCCAGTACGCCTGAAGCATGTTGGTGGTTTGCGGCATGTCGAAGTAGGTTAAATTACAACGCTCATTAAGTGCCGGTTCATGGTTCTTTGCATCTTGAATGGCGATATTTACCTGTTGGAAGACATCGAACGGAATACATTCCTGTTCCGGATCGGAGTTGTTGAGGTTGTTGAGGATGAAACGTACCCGCATGGTTGCCCGTCCTTCGCCGATTCTTTGCTGCTGGACGAGGTAGCGGACATTGACGAAATGAACGAAGATAGCGGGGAACGCTACTTCCATTTCCATGTTGGTGTCCCGGATGATACGAAGGTATTGTCCGTTGTCTATGGCAATGGTTTTGAAGAACGGGGGCGATAGCGGGTTTTCCGGATCTTCCCGGATGGTGAGTATCGCTCGTTTAACGGCATAGTACATTTCCACAAAAGGGTTCTTTTGTACTGCTTCGGGGGTCTGAATGGTCGGCTGTTCCGGCGATTCGACTGGCTTTTCGGGTTGTTTCTTATCTTTAATCATTTGGGAAATCCATCAAATATTTTTGGTACGAATAATTTGTTTATAGCATCAAGCAGTTTGGGGCTGTGCCCTATAAATTGTCTATGCACCGGACGTTTGAGCGAGTTTTTACGCACTGTATATAATCCGAACTTTGGATCGGTGTTGTGTACGGCTGCGTAGTTCTTGTATTTTCCTTTTTTCTTTCCACGATGCCCATCCATGGTCTGACTTTCTTCTTCCGTCCAGATGTCGTAATGGTAGCGTCGGCGGTAGTCCCGTTTTCCGAACGCGCTGTATGCACCGAGTTCGCTTTTTTGTCCTTTGATTTTACTTTTCAATTCTCCACTGTCAATCAATACCGGATGCGTGAATTTCTTTCCCCACTTGGAAGTACGGGGTGCCCATTTTGTTCCGCTGCCGTAAAAACCACCTTCGGCAAAAGAGGTACGAAAACGACTCAGGGCATATTCTCCGGCCAAGGTGACAAAATCCTCGGCATTCTTTGCCAGCAGGCTATGGAATGGACGAACATCTTTGCCACGGGCCCATTGGTTACAAAATTCATCCAGTGTTATTGCAGGCATACTATTCCGAATTTAGTTTTAATGCGTTGTTTGATTTTCAGAGCTTCTACCGGCAGTGTATGTGAGAAATACGGGTGAGCCGGTGAGAATATCCGTCCACCCGTTGCCAGGCTTTCAGCGAATATCGGGTTTACCTTTCCCTTGAAATCGGGCTTTCCCAGAGCACCGTAAACAGAACCGAATCCGTATGCCGTTAGGAAACAACGACAACCCCATTCTATCGGTGGAATGAGTTCGGGAGGAAATTCACTTTTAGGATAGGATACTCCTTCATGCGACAGATGCCAGGGCCTGACCCGTTCGTCAGACTGCGTATTGAATGTAATAATGGTTTCGGCAGAGGTTCCCATCCACCATGCGGCGATAGTGGCTGCATGAAGAACCTGACTGTTCTCTGTTTCCGCATAGGTTTCGTTATATTTCCGACAAACTTCTTCGTATGTTTCCATATCTTTCAAATCAAGTTTGTCGGGCAAATCCCGCATCATAGCCGTTTCCCCGGCTGTGGCGAAATCGACCAGATTGTCGATAGCGGCTATCAGGGTGTCCCGTTCGGATTCTTCCCTTGCCGTTATATGGTTGTTGCCCCCTTTCAGTATTTCCAAAGCCCGGTCAAAATCTATCCGTAAACCAGAAAGTGCCCGGTCAATCAGGAAAGATGCCCGAAAGGTAACGATGTCATCGAATACCTCCCAGCGTTCGGCACTGTTCTCGAAGTTATAGACCATGCGGCGGAACGCATCGAGGACCAGTAAATACTCTTCCCGGCTTTTGTCTTCCTGTTTTATTTCTATTCTTTCTGCCATGTGATTACTCTTTTAGAAAGTTGGCTATCCGGCTGCCTCTGGAATGACCATAGCGCCTAAAATACTCTTCGTCCGACATAATGCCTCTGTCATGGGTTCCTCCAGAGGGAACAGGTGTTCCGGTTTCTGCTGCCCCCATTGTGGGGACGACGTTGAGTTGTTTTCCCACGTTGATACCGAACTCTTTTTCAATTTCGTCGGCACTGACTTCATATTTATCTGTGATTAACTGATAGAGTTTGATTCTATCTTCGTTATTCATTTCAATCCTGTTGGAATACTTAAATTCCAATCCACCAGGAATATAACCCATTGCGACCAGACGAGGTATAATTTCTTCGTTCATCACGTTTTCGATAAACCTGCGATATACCTCGATCCTGTCTCTGAAAATATCCTGATGCGCTTTCGTACTTCCAACGTAACTTTGCATACCACCTGCCATTGATTCAGAACCCAATATCAAATTGGCAACCTCTTTATTGGCAAATTCAATCAGCGAGGTATAAATTTTCTCGCTGTTGCTCATTGTGAAGGTCTTGATGTCTATCTCATCGTCTATCCCCGTGATTACCACTTTGTTTTGTGCGGCATTGGCAATATCGTTCGCCAGGCGTTTACGGTCGCTGTTACTTTCTGAGATGGTCTTCCCATGGATAATCGGTTGTCCATACGTGCTTCCAAAGTTGACATAATTTGCGACGGTAAATTTTTTCGCCAAGATAAGAGGTGTTGTCGCTGAAAATAAGCCGATTGTACCGGAATTTATCAAAATGTAGTTTTGATTATATGTAGGCGAGGCTATATTCCAGTTGGGCAACCAAATACCTTGCCGTTTGACCACGGTGTACTGGTCGGGCAGTACGTTTCTCCGTTCAATCAGATTGACTTCTGCCAATTTCCCGGTCTTGGGATCGATATAAGGCATTATCTCTATCAGCGTGTAGCCGTAGAGTTTGGATTCAACGATTCCTCTGACAATTTTATCGAATTGTGTGCCTTGAATTTTCTGTGTGTATTTTACGTCTTTGATGTATTTTCCTTTTTCATTGATCCGGGCCAGCATGTACCGATCTCCTAAGATTTGGGATTCCAACGTTTCTACGACGGAGCGTATATGTGCGTCCTGTTCGAGGCAGGCTTCGTAGAGGTCTATTAACCGGGAGCGGTCGTCCAGTATCGTTCCTAACGTAATGTCTTGTCGAACTGACTTATAACGATTATTCCGTTCGATTTCGCGAACGTATTCGACGATAGTTTTTTTGGAAGTGCGAAAGATGCTTTCCAACAGTTCTCCATTGAATGAATTTTCGGATGTAACTACTTGCATTTATTGTTATTTCGTACAGAATACCTTTATCCGAAAAAAAATGTTGATGGCATTATTTACTTACACATCGGATTGGTTGTATTCCAGTCGGAGACAGGGCGGGAAATTTTCATTTTGTATGTACATTGAAATAGTATCATTGTGTTCGTTTTCGTGTTATAATCAACTGAAACACAAATATTTAAAGAGCAAAAAACTTAAATTTATTACGTGTTTTTATCTATATTTGCAGCAGCAAATTTAAAACAAAGTGGAAGTTATGAATGAAAGTTAGAACAAAAGCTCCATTTACGATAAAGTACATGGAGTTCCCGGAATTGCTTTTCGGAACATCCGAAAAAGGGTTAATCTATTTTGACGCAACAACTTACATCGCTGAAAAAGGTGACAGTAAGAAGCATTCGGCAATTGATTTCGCCCGAAAGTTTTCTTTTTGGTTCGAGAGTGTAAAGGATATTTACGAGATACCGGACTACGAGATTATGGTAACGGATGAGGCAACGGGGCACGTATTAATTGATCAGTCTTTGGCCTTGCTTTTCGTCGGCTATATAGACCCAGCTTTCGGGGTTTATATGACAGAGAGGATGTCAGAACTATTTCTGGATGGTGTTACTCTTTCGGACACTCGTATTGTACAGGCAATCAGAAACAGATTAACGAAAGACGAATTACTTAAATTGATAGACGAATGAAGAGAAGTCCATTTCATCAACCTAAGCCCGTTCTGATATTTAACGGGGCTTACATCTTAGTCGGTATAACCCGATCTATTCGAAGCGCCTCAGAAATATCCAAAACTAACGCGCAGGCGATATCGTTTGCCTGTACAGGAAGATATATTTCGGCAGGCAGTTTTTATTTTAGGCATATTCATCCGGACATTGAGATTGAAATTACGGATTTAGATACGTTGAAATTGCAGGATTATGACCAGATGTGTCATGTTGAGAGACGCTATCATTCCGTCCGGGAGATGGCAAGACGTAAAAAGATAAATGACCAGAAATGTAAAAACAACCATATTGAAAATAACGACCATGATGACAAATGATATTTTAAAGAGCTTGAATTTTGAGGAGTTATCCATTCGCGCGATACTCCATGAAGACGAAACCGTTGTTTGGCTTTGCCTGAATGACCTGTTGAAAGCATTAGACCGTGTATGTATGATGGATAGCGGTCAGGCGATGCGGATTTGTAGAACCTCTTTCCGAGTACCTTTCAAAGAAGGAGGGCGTAACCGCTGGGGAGTGAAACCTTATGACGTGCATAACCTGCTTCGGGTTATCCGAACGGAAAACGGTAAGATAGCAAAAGTATGTGACCGTATGCAGGAATGGATTAATGGATTGCCTGTAGGTATGGAATCGAATATATCGGTCAGGCCACCCCTCCAATCCCAAACGAGAGAATCAATCATTTTCAATTATCAGGACAAGTTTCCAATTACTTTTAAGACGGATGGCGGAAAAACGATGATTAATGCCACGCAGATGGCCCGTAGTTTCGGGAAGTTACCAGCGGAGTGGTTACGTCTTGCAGCGACACAGGAGTTCAGAGAGGCACTTGTACGTCGGGGGGATTCAATTTCTTTAGGAAGTCAGATTATGACTACCCGTGGAAACACCGGGGCGACCTGGATTGAGGAATCGCTTGCCATGGAGTTCGCCCGTTGGTTGTCCCCGGATTTTTCTGCCTGGTGTAACAGTCGTATCGAAGAATTAGTAACCAAGGGTTACGCATCGATGCCGGTTCATCGCGACCGTTGTTCCAGTTTCAGCGAAGCCGTGAGTAATTTTCCCGTTCCGCAGAATTTTGAAGAGGCTTTGATGTTGGCCGCGGACCAAGCGAAAAAGATTCGTGAAGACGAACCTAAAGTCGCTTTTTATAAGGAGTACGTGGAAGACCGGGATTGTTTTAAGAGCGGGCGAATTGCCGAGGAGCTGCAAATTACAACTGTCCAGTTGCATCGTTTTCTGGCAGAAAATAATATCGTGAAGTTTGAAAAGAAGCAATGGGTGGTTTTCACTCCTTATCAGGCTTTGCAATGTGACGTGCCGTATATGTGGGAGAGAAAGAACGGTAAGGTTTATCCTACCGGCAGCGTTAAACGGTGGACTCCTGCCGGTCGTGAGTATATTCTTGAGTTATGGCGCTCCAAACATCCGGAAGAATATTAATATGGGGGAAAGTATCATTCATAAAATAATCCGTAAGACGGGACGCAAACCCAGTGCCTGCAAATGTGAGGCTTGCCGTAACCAATGCCGGACCCCTTGTTTAGGTACACCGGAGGATATATTACGGTTGATAAAAGCCGGTTACCGGGATAAACTTGCTGTAAGTTTCTGGTGTGTGGGTATGCTTTTGGGACGGATGAGACATCCTATTGTCATGGTGCAGATTGTCACGACAGAGGAAGGCTGGTGTGTTTTTTATCACGATGGATTGTGCGAACTTCATAATAAAGGTCTGAAACCTACGGAAGGGCGTTTATCTCACCACTCAATCACAAAGGAAAATTATAGTTTCAGTAAAGGGTTGGCCTATAATGTGGCGAAGGAATGGCTGGCAGAAGAAAATTTACCCGTGATTGAAGAGGTATTCAGTTATTTCGAGGGTGGATAGCAATAAAAAAGTTCCGGATTAAACTAATTGCTCCCAGTTGAACTAATCTTGCCTTAGTTTACACTAATTAAATTCAATGGTATGAAACTAAAGCGAATAATGACGTATGAGGAAATGGCCGCACACATGGCTCAACATTCCTTTAAGCACATCAACCGGGTGAACGTCGGGAAGTATGCCCGTATGAAAGGGTTTCAGGTTTACAAATGGATGGTGGACCGGCAACGGCATTTCTGTTATGTGAATCCAAATTTGCAGGAATAAGGGAAGATGATTTCAAAAGGAAAGGAGATGTACGACAAAGCTGCATCTCTTTTTTTGTAACATGCTGGTTGATAGTGTTATATTCCGATTACCTTAATTTCGGCAACTACCATGTATATATTATATATATTATAATATTATCTCTATAAAGGAACTTATAAAATCAATACAACCAAATAGACCGCAAGGGATATTTGGTTGTCATTAGGGGTAT